CTCACTTCCACCTTCGGTCGCCAATTGCTGGACGAAGTTTGTGTCGCTTTTGGAAGATATTTATGGTATCGACCTGGGTGACTCTTCGCCTGGTGATTGTCGGCAACTTAAGTTGTTCTGTTTGGGACTTCTTGAGGGTGACCGAAGTCATCCCTGGAGAGATCGTGTCCGACGTCTCTCCGCGCAATCCCGTTTCGGTATTGCGCATTCCCTCTTTTTGTTTCGGAAGATAATTCCGACGGAGGAACCTCACGTCGAACAATACGTTCGTAGGTTGGCCGAGCCGCAAGACTCGGTTGATCCTGCCTTCCTTCGCTTTGCGCTGAGGCAGGTAAGGGCCCTGTTCCCTCGGGGGTGGGACCGTTCCTACGTTCGGCATTGTTTGGCAAGTTCCTTGCCTCTGACCTCCTGTTCGGAGGCCGGTCGTAAGGATGGTGGGAGCAGAGGATGGGACGCGGAGATGAGATGGGATCGCAGTGAATTCTGCGAGTACGTCTTGGATTCCGTTGTTCCACGCTCCCGTGGGGTTTCTAGGGTACAGTCGATATTGACTGGAGGCAAATGGCGGATCATATCTATCCCTCCTCGGGTAGACAATGCTCTCCGTCCTTTGCATAAATCGCTGTATTCCCATCTGTCCCGATTTCCATGGTTGTTGCGTGGAGACGCGAAGCCGGCACGATTCAAAGATTTCACGCCGAGGGAGGGTGAAATCTTTGTGAGTGGTGATTACGAAAGCGCCACTGACAATTTAAATGCCGGTCTCCAGGTAGCAATCATGGAAGAGTTGCTTGAGCGCTCTTCCTCTATCCCTCCGGGGATAAAAGCGCACGCTAAGTCCATCTACCGTTCCAGTCTGGTGGTAGATGGATCTAGTCATGAGTATATTCAGGCTCGTGGGCAACTCATGGGTCAGTTAACTTCCTTCCCCCTTTTGTGTCTTATAAACTACATTACGTTTCGGTATTCTATACGGCGGGATGTTCCTGTCCGTATAAATGGCGACGATATCGTTTTTCGTGCGACGCCCGAGGAAACTTTATCTTGGGAGCGTAATGTAGCGAAAGGAGGGCTTACTCTGAGTAAGGGAAAAACGTTGATGCACCCGCGTGCATTTACCCTTAACTCAACACCTTTCTGGTCTTGCTCCGGCGGGGCCCGGCAGGTGGGGTTTACGAGGGCTTCGGCTCTTTATAAATCGGGTGAGCTCGCCGAGTTGATTCAGTCGCTGAATGGTCGTTTCTATTCAGCCTGTGCTGGTTATGGTCGTCGGAGGAGTTCCGTTGTTCGACGGGCTTTTCTCGACCATAACCAGAAGGTGATTCACGCGAGTCGTCGCTCGGTCACAAGGGGTTTGGGGTTAGCTGTCGGTAGGGAGGTGCTGCATGACTTAGGATTGTGGCACCGGGAGCTCTTTTACCTTGAACAAGTATCAGAGCCTCCGGTTCCCGCTTTTGCGAGTGGGTCCCTCCCTAGCGGCTGGGCTCTTGTTTCCAGATCTAGCGTCTCTGACGTTGGGTTCTGGGAGCAGGAGTGGTCCTGGGCGTGTGTTGAACATGCCTGGTTCGGCCGCTTTTATCGGAAGAACTTCTCCACCCAGGGTATGATTAAACATATCCAAGACAAGTGTAGTCCTTATGGCCTTGGTGTTTTGGCGTCCCCTCGGGTGCGTCGGATGCTGGGCTTGTCCCGGGCCGCCTTATGGCGATGGGTCTACAGGAGAAGTAATGAGTCCTTGTTCGGGAGGACTGGTTGGAAAAGAGGGAAGGGGGTGTGGGTGGAAGTGGACCGGCTAGTTTCTCGCTCGCCGGTATTTGTCAATGCGACTTCCATTTCAGTTCTTCATTCGTGAAGATCTGGGTATGATACGGCGGGGACGCAGCTTATTGCAAGCTGAAGAGGCCCGTATCGCGGCGGTAACGAAGTACCGTTCCCTTAGTCGTCCCAAGAAAGTGGACCCAAAGACGGGGCCAGTTGATCAAGATTGCGAACCGCGGCGGCAGGATTACCGTTAATCCGCTCGAGTAAGGACGTAGGCGGACCAAGTGTCGGCGCCTGTCGTTTAGCGTAGTAGCGTATCTTCTGTCTCAACTGGGATGGTTGTCGTTTTCCGGTTGCCAACCGGGCGTCCTGGTGGTCCAGGGTAACGGGGTCTTGTATAAGCGGTTCGATTCCGCTTATTCCCGTGGTCATTGTCGTATGGCAGTGG